AGTTGTGGCTCAGAGCAACAACGAATCTAAACCCGGTGTTTCCAGATAATGCAGCTATGCTTACAGGACGCACCGTTGAGGGTGGTGTGCGCCGTGTCGAGGGGTTGGAAAACTTTGACCCAGACAAGGGCAAGCAAGACGGTATGCCAGTTGCTGAAGCTACAAGACACATGATGTCAGACTATGACGAGTATGTCCCAAGAGATTGGGATGAGGGTAAAGACAGAGAGGAGTTTGAGGCTTTTAGGGAACACTTGCCTGATATGCTTGGCAACGCTCTTGAAGGCTTGAAGGCTTGGCAAAACAAACACGGACTGAACACCGTAAATGGTGAGCATGTAACTTGGCACTCTGTTCCAGAACTCGATGTGCGTATTATGATGTTCAGAGACTTCTATGGTGGTGATGTACTGTGCGATCTTAAATGCAAGATGCCACAGCGCAACCCACTGAAAAAAGATGGCACACGCACATGGCGCATACCAAAGCCAGATACCCAGCCAACCGAAAACAATATCAAACAGATGTCAGTGTACTGGAGAGCGACAGGCCAAAAGCCATCACTGCTACAAGTCACTGCATCTGGTTATCATATCTGGGATGAGGACAACTGCGAACTGCTACAAGAGCAACATCTTGAGCAAGTCTATCAGGATGTAAAGCGCAGTTGGATTACCACACAAAATCTTATTCGTGCCGCGAATGGTAATTGGCACACACTGGCTGGACTCGTGACGCCGGATTTTACGGAGATCGCCCGGCGTCATGGGCCAGCAATACTCAAACTAGCAAGGGAGTTTTGGAAATGATTACAGCGAAAGATCTTGATGACATGGATGATTTATTTTCATACACGCCACCATTCAAACTGGCGCGTAATGAAGATCCATCGACAAGCCATGAGGCGGCAGAGAGTGTCAACGCCACCTACATGGAACAGGTTGTCTATGAGGTTATCGAAGGCTTTGGGCCAAGCGGTTGCATATCAGATCAGGTGCTAGAGGTTTTGTCACATCACCGCTACAGCACAATCACTGCCCGGTACAAGCAGTTAAAAGAGAAGGGGCTGGTTATTGTAGATCACCGCAAGCGTAAGGCTATCAGCGGCAGAAGCCAGCTAGTTATGTGGGCATCCAAACACTACAGGGAAGAAGACAATGAGTGATTATGAAGTTGTCTTTGATAAAGAATTAGTCCCTCTCCAAAAACGGAAACGGAAATGGGAAGCAACACTTGAAGACCTTGATTGTGAAAGAAGCTTTGTTACTCATTTCAACGCGAAAAGTGCAATCTTCCAAGCTGCCAGAAAACTTGGCATCAAGGTGAAATCTTCACAACTAGGTTTAGAAAAAGATCAGGTAAGAATTTGGAGAATAAAATAATGGATGATGAAACACAACAGCGTCTAGACATGATGCAGATGAAAATTGATGAGTTAGAGGCAAAGGTGCTAGAACAAATGGTTGCCTTTACAACTACC